TCGGCGACCAAATTGCGATGATACTCGTCCAAATGGTGGAGAAGAATACACGAATGAATATTATATACAGTCTCTTATGACAATAAGAGATACATATATGAAACTCGATTCCGAAAATCGTATTCAATATCATATATATTCACAAGGGAATGAAGACAAATTCTCGGATTTTTATAATCACGACATAATCAGCAAAGATGTTATGTTTCATTTGAATGATACGAATGAAGACACCTTTATTGGAATGACTCTTGCGGATATAATGGTCACGTCGGCGAGTTCATATAGTTACACTGCGGCGTTTTTCTGTGACGGAGATATTTATTACACCGATTTTTGGCATAAACCATGCAGTTGGTGGAATAAATTGGAAAAACTGTTTTCGTAATACAATACTGTTTTTATTCTAATATAATAATAACGGTATATCAAAGAAAATGAATGACCTGAATGACATGAATGACCGCGATACAGCTTATGGAGATTCTGATTTTTTAGCTCATGACCTTGCCGTTGGAGATTTTCGTCGAAGTGAAAAAGAAAATAAACGCAAAATCATCGAGAAGATGCTTATACTTCGCCATAATATGAAATATAATAAGCATTTACTTTCTGTATATATGAAGGCGAAGGGTCTATTTGATACGATGGTTGAAGAGCATCGGTCCCAATTATACTATTTAGATGAAATCTATAGACACATCAATCAACTTATTCGTGAAAATCTCTCGACGATGTCAAAAAAACCGAGTGGAATGATACTCGAACTTATGAAAGATAAAAAACGTATCGGTGCGTTGTTGAAAAGAATGCGGGCTAGTTATGAAAAATTAATGAATGTGGATACGGTTGTGGGTGTGACAATTGATAAAATGAATGAAATCGCATTCATGGATGAAAATGTAAATCACGATGACAAAGAACGTGAAGAAGACGAAGCAGAAGACGACGACGACGACGACCAAAATCACGCAGAAGCAGAAGATGACGAAGACGATTATGATAATAATGAAGATGACGAAGCAGAAGATGACGAGGCAGAAGATGACGAGGCAGAAGATGACGAGGCAGAAGATGACGAGGCAGAAGATGACGAGGCAGAAGACGAGGAAGCACAATATGACGAGGCAGAAGACGAGGAAGCACAATATGACGAGGCAGATGACGATGAATATGACGAGGCAGAAGATGACGAGGCAGAAGATGACGAGGCAGAAGATGACGAGGCAGAAGATGACGAGGCAGAAGACGAGGAAGCAGAAGACGAGGAAGCAGAAGACAAGGTTATAATGTTATATTAATTTGCTGGTATTCTCGTTTTAGAAGAAATGAGTATAAACGAGATGAACGCGAGAATCGACGTTGTGTAAGCCATCTCCGACACACTCGTTGAAAGATACGCAACCAAAACGTCTTATAAATCGCAACCATTTCATTCCCAGGGTATAACCAGATGGTTTCTACTATTTCAACCGTGGCGCCATAACATTTTGCGAAGTTTATATAATCTTTGAACGTACTTTTGAATGAAAATGTATATATACAAATATAATGCTCCTTTATTTCAGGCGAACTTGTATTATCATTAAACCCATGGATTTCTTGATTAAATTTTTGACACATCCCTAATTCATAACGTGACATGCGCTATACTACTGATTATATCACATATGTAAATAAATTTCAATTTACTAATGAATAAATTATTATATTCCTAAAATATATATTATTATCATTCGTATATAATAACATCAATGTCTTATATCACCAAATTGTTTAATACGCCATTCTTTCAAAACAAGTTTGTATTATATGGCAGTTTGTTTCTTGTATTATTAAGTATTTTACGTCATATTGCGAACCAGAATATCAACGCGGTCGTGCTTATGGCATTAATCGGTCTGGTCATGTCATACTTTAGTAAAAATATGATTATCGTCCTATTAACTGCGTTTGCGACTGTGTTTCTCCTTGAAATGGTCGGTTCTCAAGGAGTCATGGAAGGAATGGAGAACAAGAAAACGAAGGAAGGTAAAGCAAATATGAAGGAAGAAGACAAAACATCTACGAATAATGACGACAAGACAGATGAAGCAGAAAAAGATGAAAAAACTATCAAGGAAAGCGCCTCAGACGATAAACCCGATAAACCCGATAAACCGGAAAAGAAAACAGAAGGAAATACTGCCTTGAATTCTAAAAAGACTAAACAGGGTTTGGCCACCTTATCTCCCGCCAATTATGACGGGAAAGACCACGACGACGACGACGACAAAAGCTCGACTGGCACAAAAGGAAATTCTAACCGTATCGATTACGCATCTACATTAGAGCAAGCGTATGATAATATAGAGACGATCATTGGCGAAGATGGTGTGCGCGGTTTAACTGACCAAACAAAATCTCTCATGAATCAGCAAAAAGAGCTGATGAATAACATGAAAGAAATGGGTCCTTTATTGAAGTCCGCAGAAGGTTTCATGGAGCAGCTTACTGGAGGTGGTGGTATAAGCGGAATAACGAGTATGTTACAAGGATTTGCCACACCGGGAGGTGGTAAGAAAAACAGTAAAAATAAATAAACACATATAATAATAGTAGCTTTTAGCATTAGTATTATTATTATATTTCATTCGATGGTTCGTAAATGCCCACCGGGTGTTTTATGTTTTGAAAATATAACTCTCGTTATTATCGCAATTATTGTTGTAGGTATTGCAATTTATGCGCATTCGCGGTTTTTTGGACCCGGCCATGGACATCACGGCGCAAATATAAGCGCCAATCCTATTATTATGATGTCATCTGACCAACAATATTCTGACTCAGCTCTCGATTTCGGGATTGGTGGTCCATCATCAAACCAAGATGTATTATTAAACCCATATGTTCCACCTTTGCGTGATAATTCGGTGGGTTCAACGCGCCCTATATATGATATTCGGGGTGGAGTCGATACAATCCATTACGGTGGTATGGGTAGCGGAGGTGGCGGAGGTGGTGGAGTTCGTATAAACGTTCCTACACGTTCGGTAGATACAACATACCGCCAAGTAGGTATTCTTACAAGAAGCGGCGGCGCTGGTGGTGCGCACGGCTCACAAGAAACGATTCTTCCGCTCATTGGCCGACCATTATTTACAAACCGTGATAAATGGCAGTTTTATACATTAAGTGATAAAAACAACGCAATTAAACTACCAGTCATTGTAAATGGTAAGAGCGGAACAAATGAATATGGTTGTAATAATGTTAGTTCGGGGGATATGGTATATGTAGAAGGATATAACGACGCATTTCGGGTTACAGCATATGATAGCGCGTCACTGCGTTATTTGCCATTATAATTACCATTATGTATTATGTATTATGTATTATTATTTTTATTTTTACCATTCAGAATCGACGCGACAACTGCTGTGGTGGCCAACCCCACAGAATTCACTGCTTCGTTATTAGATGAGTTCGCCTGCGTTTCAGATGCCGACTTTTGCGCATCTGTCGCAGTCGCGTCCTTTTCCGTAGTTCCTTGCCCTAGCTTCGAGAACTGTTTCATAAACCCGCCCATATTCGATGGGTTATTAAGTGTATCCGTTTTTTTCGTTACGATTTTCCCGTCTTCTTCGAATGTTTGAATACGAGAAAGCTCATAAACCGACTGTGATGTTCCGTCAAAACGTAAGCAGTCGCCATTTGCACCGGCTGGACCATGTCCGAGCAAGTTCGATAATTTCATAAACTCTTTAATTAAACCCGACGGGAGATTATCCTTTTTATCATCAAAAAATGTCTGTAATTGAGAAATCCCGTATTTTCTCTCAGTTCCGCGAATCTTATAGGAGAAACCATAAATACTCTCCTTAAAATCCGCATATCCATCATTTTTCGCAAACTCTGGATTTTGTAATAACGCATTCAACATTTTGAATATTTCCATCGCCGACATTTTACTTGTATCCTTTTCATTTTCAAGGCTTGCGCGGGCTCTTTCGAGAGATTTTTTGAGTGTTTGAACCGACGTAATCTTACATCCTACATCCAAATTTATGACATACGTATTTGACTCATCAACGACCACCTTCACTTCTGGGTTATCATTTCCAACCGCGATATTCTGTGCGTCCTTGTTCAACTCTTCTGGGGTCATAGGCGCAATCTGTAATCTAAATTCGGTTGTATCTATCTTATTCTTATTATCAAGTTTTTGTAAAAATGCCACCGTATCGATAGATGCGGGCTTGACATCATTGTCTTTGCCTTTTATTTTATATAATCGGGATGAATCTGTTAAAATACTTGGTTTGGTATTTTTATCCTCTTGTAATATCCGAACCTGTATGGATGTATCAGTTGATTCTGTTAATACTTGACCCTTTTCGCCTGTATAAATGAATTGTCCCGATTGTTCAACGCCAAATGTATCGCCATTCGCAATACCGACTATTTCTTTTGCTTCTATGTATAACCTACGTTTATCTTCTAGTATTTTTTTAATATCTTGCGTAAATTTACCGTATAAGATACGTCGCAGGTCAAATATATTTGTATCGTTTTTATTCAAAAGTTTATCACCGGATTTAAGTTCAAGTTGAATGTAATAAGGAAGACCCTTTTGTATAAGGAACTTAACTAATTTCCATACCTCATTCTGGGTTTTACATTCATGGACTTCTATTCCAATTGAAATATCATTTTTTACTTCAGGTCCAAGTATAAATGGTTGTTGATTCTTACCAGGCTTTCCGGATGCCGCAGATTTTTGTTCATTCGCAGTCACTGTATCCGTGGTGGTGCTAGGCATATCCCTTTCATCACCTACTGCGTTATTGTCATTATTGCTGTTATTGCCGTTATCGCCGTTATCGCCGTTATTGCTGTTATTGCCTTGTCCTTGTTTTACATCATCATTCGCATTCGCATTCGCATTCGCATTATTTGTGGGGTTTTGTTTCGTATTCTGAGCGGCTTGGACTTCGAGCGCCCCCTTAATTGCGGCTAGAACGGCGGAAGTAACAATTGTGCCAACTATTTGGTTGGTTTGTTGTCCTGCGTTGTTATTAATATCATTCGATTTCGCAGCATCATTTAGTTTATCTACGGGGAGTCCGACTTCTTCCGCAACTTTCACATCGTTGCCGACACCACCTTTCATTTTATAATGTTTTTGTTTTCTATTCTTACGCCGCATTTTTCGATAATTTTCCTTTATCTGCGCCAACTCCGAACGTGGAATATATTTTTTGAGTGTCCGATTTATTACACTGTTCAGTTTAGATGGATACTTTGTCATAATTCCCGTCATATTTTGACGGCGACTTTGTCTAAATGTGGTTCTTCGTGCCGACGACTTATGCTGTTTTTTCCATTTACGCACACTTTGATGTTGTTGTTTTCGTATCTTTCGTATCTTATTTCGTGATAATTTCATCAGGTTCCATATACATAATTTATATATTAATATTATATAGAAAAGACACAACAGTTCAAAAAACACGATATAGATGGCATCTAGAGAAAAATCAAATCGAGATGCTCCTGTCAATATAACTTCTGATGTAATGCGTAAAGAAGACCGAGCGTGTTCATCCACATGTAATTTTTCATTTCAATACAATACAAGCACTTGTAACGTATTTCACAAAGGGTCGTATTTACGTATTCCATATGATACGGGTAGTGGTGGTGTATTTCCGGCAAGATACAATGGAGTCGATTATAAGGTTGAACATATTCATATTCATCAACCATCGTTACATCGCTATGACGGTGCTCTCGCCGACGCAGAAATACTTGCGTATCATTCCAGCCCAGATGGACGTAACTTAATCGTCTCTATTCCTATCAATATTGGAAATGGGACAGGAAAGCAAAGCTCCGATATTATGAATACAATACTACAGAACCTCCCTAGCCGGTCAAGTAGTGGTGGAAAGTATATATCAGATGTGAATAATTTCAATTTAGGCAACCTTATTCCAAAGGAGGGGTTCTTCACGTATGTCGGGCGGCATTTATTACCGCAATATACTGGAGTATATAACTACATTGTATATCATAAAAAGGACGCCATTCTCGTATTTCGCGACTCGTTGGCGAGTTTGAATGATGCGAATCGTGACAGCGCTATCACCAAAACTGGACCTATTAGTGAGAATCGAATGCCGAAAAATATGTATTATTACAATAAACGCGGCGCGAATAATGCGAAAGGTGATGGTGATATATACATCAAGTGTAATCCTACCGGAGAAGATGGGACCGTCTTATACCAGCAATCCGCGAATAACGGAGAGCTTGGTAGTCTGGCGGATCTAGACCTGAATAAGTTTGGATTGAATTGGGAGACGATTTTACAAAATGACATATTTCGCACATTGATTGGCACGATGTTCGGATTGATGATTGCCGCAATCCTCTTTTATATGTTCCGTTTTATATTCAACCGAATCGGAAATAAAGTCAGTTCATCTGGGGTAGTTATGGGGCAGCGCGGTGGTGGCGGTGGCGGAGCATAAGTGGTGGTGTTATGGCTTTCCACAGTTGATATTTCATTATGATAATTGTATCATAATGAATTCAATCTATTCCATTCCATTCCATTACATTACATGACTCCATCATACTCGGGTTCAACCGCACCATAAAGCTCTCCGAGAACCGGTTGAAACGAACCACCATCTGAGAGACCCGCATTTTCATCATTAGGAGAGATAACTACGAGACTTTCAACCAATTCCTCTTCGAGAGTCTTCGCAGGCGTAGGGTTCATCGCGGTCATAACAGCTTGCTTCTTTTTCTCGGTAGGAGAGAATGTTTCAATACCATATACACCGGTGGAATGACTCGACCTACGAATAAACTCGTAAGCGGCCAAAAAGCCTAAAATACCAACAACGGGGTTAGTGCTAATAAACAGAGTTATCGCAAGAATTACAACGATGAGTTGTCCGATAGTGCTTTCTGCGTATTCTGCCAGCGCCTGAGGGACCGCCGGTGTAAAAACGATATACAATATTAGTAGCACAAAAATCACCATCTCATGTTGTTTTTCTTGACGCATTAATGTACGAAATGTATCCATAACTCGTTCGTAGGCTCTATATATAAACCAGATAGAATGTTATTATTATTATATTATATATTATTCTAACACTAAATCCAAATATAATTGAAATCTCTCGAAGTGTTTGGTTTATTGTATAGTCTCTCGATCCTAATGCCAACCGCCGCTGCCGCCGCCCCTGCGCCCGCCATAAATGTATCGTCGTCGTATTATGGACCGCGTGGATATACACTACTTAAAGAATGTATGGATGCCGACGATATAAAATTGTTGAGAGATGAACTCACGGTGGGTGCGTATGTTCCTAAAGCGCCAGTTCAGCCACCTAAATTTCCAATATATCGTGAATGTTCGAAAAAAATATATATCCCTAGGTTTTATGGTACCAAAATATATGGCTTTCCAGAAGAAACGCGGATTCCACCAGGCGCGCCTGTATCTGAATCTCTCGTATTCTCGGGTGAAATGCGAGAATATCAGAACGTAATCGTAGATAAATATATACATCAAGTAACAAAACCAGAAAATGCTGGTATGGGTGGAGGAGGTCTTCTCGATGTCGATCCGGGCAAAGGAAAAACAGTCATGGCGTTGAATATTATCTCTCGCCTTCGAATGAAAACTCTCGTGATCGTCCATAAAAGCTTCCTTTTGAATCAGTGGATCGAAAGAATTCAGCAATTTCTTCCCGCCGCACGCGTTGGAATGATACAGGGGCAAATCGTAGATATCGATGATAAAGATATCGTCATCGGGATGCTTCAATCACTCTCTATGAAAGAGTATCCGAGAGATTTATTCGATACGTTTGGTCTCTCTGTCTATGATGAATGTCATCACATGTCGGCGGAGGTATTCTGTCGATGTATGATGAAAATAGTGACAAAATATACCCTCGGTCTTTCAGGAACGATGGTGCGTAAAGATGGGCTTACAAAAGTATTTAAACATTTCTTGGGTGATGTGGTTCATAAAGAAAAAAACGACACGACGAGCCACGCGGTAATTGTGAAGGGTATCCAATATAAAGTCGATGACCCCGAATTCAATGAAACGGAATATGACTATCGAGGCAACCCCAAATTCAGCACGATGATTTCTAAAGTGTGTAATTATAATCGGCGGAGCGAGTTTATATTGGATGTGTTACAGAATGAATTGGCGACGAATCCGGACCAACAAGTCATGATATTGGCGCATAACCGGTCATTGTTGGAATATTTCCATGATGCGATTGAACACCGAAAAATAGCGACGGTAGGGTATTATGTGGGTGGAATGAAAGAAGCCGCGCTAAAACTGAGTGAGAGCAAGAAAGTGATTATTGCGACGTATGCGATGGCGTCGGAAGGATTGGATATCAAAACGCTAACCACACTCATTATGGCATCGCCGAAGACGGATGTATGTCAATCGGTTGGGCGTATTCTGCGCGTGAAACATTCGTCGCCTCTCGTGATTGATATTATCGACCCTCAGGATGTATTTCGCAGCCAGTGGTTGAAACGCCAGACATACTATATCAAGCAGAGGTATCGTATTGTGATGACGGACACAGTAGGATACTACAAAAACGAATGGACGGTGAAATATCATCCTCCAGCCGTATCGACGAAGAAAGAAGAAGCCGCTGCCGCAGCTATTGCTGATGCGGATATTATTGAAATTGATGAAGAGACAGGAAATCTCTCGGTTACTACGGAAACAAACGCGAAATCGAAGATGAAATCAACCATTCCCAAAACAAATGGAAAATGCTTGTTTATGTTAGTGGAGTGAAGCGGAGCGGAACCGAAGCGGAGCGGAACCGAAGCGGAGCGGAACCGAAGCGGAGCGGAACCGAAGCGGAGCGGAACCGAAGCGGAGCGATTTACGCGACTGGATGGCAGCTATTGTAAGCAGTATAAGGAGCTGGGTTGGCTAATGCTGTAGTTTCAGCAACACCGGTTCCCGCTCCACCGATAGAATACGCGGCATTCGTAAATGTGCTTCCACCGTATTGCTGAAGACGCCTACGTGTATTTGATTTTTTTAACGATTTATTACAGCATTTATGCTTACACAAACGACTATGACGGCGAACTCCGCCACCCGTTATTATAATATCACACTTACATTTCTTACACTTCATTGAACGGCGATACGCTGCGGTCTTCTTTTTATAACCACGGCTACGGCTGCGGCTGCGGCTGCGCCCCCCCTTAGCGACAGAATTTGAACCTACACTAACTGGTAAGTATGACCCACGCGCATGCGCGCTATCACTTACCGAGGTACCAGCATCAGCTGAATAATAATTACTAGCGCCACCACCTCCTTGAACGAAGGCACGTCCAGCCTGACCAGGGTACATATTACCCGTTCCTGAATTCTGAGGTATTGCCTTGCTTGATAAAGCAATACCCGAATTGTGCTCGGCAAGAGGATTAGAATGTAAATATGACATTATGTTGTTGTTATTATTAGGTTATATAATAAAAACATAAAAATGTGTATGGTTGTTATACGACCCTATTACGACCGATAATTCTTATTGGTTCTCCTGCGGCAAAACGTTCGCTTCGTTCCGCGAGCATACTTACAACTCTGGCGCAATTTGCGGCTAGCGCACTTCTTCTGGCTTTTTGAACGGCACGGAGATGAATGTAAGCGCGCTAAATACTTCTTTTGATTCTTGAAAACAAATGTCTTTACTTTTCGAATCTTTTGGCCGCTAATCGGCGCAGATGGTTGAAGGTTCATATGTTCATTTCCAAGCTTGATTTTACGTTTAGCCCCACCCGACAATGGCTCGTTTGAAACAGCAGTAGTGCTCATTATAGATATAGATATAGATATAGATATAGATATAGATATAGATATAGGTATAGATATAGATATATATATAATACGAATAATATAATTCGATTCACGTAATTCGGTCAAACAACGAATCCACAATTAAACGCAACTCTATTTTTTTATCATTACATAACTGGATGGTAGAGGTCATACAATCAAACGCAGAATGTCGCATTTCCTTCAAATGTTCAACTCGGGTAATATGGTTTCTACCGTCTATCATAATACATGGTGTATGAATTCCATATTCCTTATTGAATGGTTCTATCATATTCCTAAAGATATAGTCAAATGCGATTTTGTAACTATACATAGATTGTGGAATTGCCGCATTCTTATCCGAAAAATTACGTGCGTCGAATACGATACCATTTAGTATAAGCTTGTGAGCCCATATATATTCAAACATTTCTCTAGTTTGAGCGATACCGTCGGATGAAATCGGAGCATACACCCAGAGCGGAGCACGAGGTGAATTCAAGTCCTTCATATTTCGAGCAATATATTCATTTGTTCCGAACCGATTTTCTTCAATAACTAACGAATAATCATTTACAACCGATGCCTGACGCGGATTATCACAAATCATGGGTACGCGATTTTCACGCATAATAGATATAATTGCACGTGATGACGCATCTCCAACGAAGTAACATGGTTGAATAAATGGCACGTATTTTCTCCATTCACGAAAAACAGGTTGGGTAATATTCATCGCATTATATAGCCGATGAAATGATACCGAACTTGAATACACAGGTGGTCTCATACACAGAGTTCGTGGATAATATAAATATAACACGTAATGTTTATACTCATTTAGTTCGTCTATGACTTACATACCGTATCTCGTGTTGTTTTACATGATAGTCTGATATTATTTCACCCTTGGTCGCAAGTTCTATTGGAACCCAACGACAAAACCGCTTATTGAACCTACATATCATTTTGTATTCTTTTGTAAGTGTAACATATTTGTCGGGTTCTGTATTTTCGAACTCGGTTTCATCTTCACTTTCTTCCATTGTATCCAAACGTTCATTCTCTATAATATTCCGAAACAATCGATTCATCATAACACTTGTTTTATACCCGGGTATATGTGCGAAGTTGTGAAAAATGTAATCGCAACGACCACTGACGTCGCGGGATGTGGCCGGCGATGGCAATACAAATAATTCATATATATCATTTTGTATATTCGGCCGGATAATAAATGTAGCTTGTATATGGGTAAGCATTTCATCAGATGACGGGATAAATACACGTTTCGATGCTTCA